CCTATCCGTGCCAGCCAGTCCCCGCCTCGGCTGCCGCCCCGACGGCGGGTCCTTGCCCAACCTGGCCGCCGACGGGCGCGCCGACCGCGAAAAATTGCTAGCGTGTGGACGCGGTGAAACCTAACGTTTGCGAGGTTCCGATGCCGCCCGACGTGCCCCGGCGGGCGCTTGCTAGCTTACTACCGGCTGCCGTCAACGCGCGAACGCACACGCCGGACCAGGTGACGGCCATCGCCGCGAGCATGGTCGAGTTCGGCTTCAACGATCCGGTCGAGATTGACGCGGCCGGCACCATCGTGGCCGGGCACGGCCGGGTGCTCGCCGCACACCAGCTCGGCCTGGTCGAGGTCCCCGTCGTCGTGCTGGACCATCTGACGGACGTACAGCGCCGCGCCTACCTGCTGGCGAACAACCGGCTCGCGGAACTGGCCGGGTGGGACCGGGAATTGCTCGGGCGTGAACTCACTGCGCTGGCTGACCTGGACGTGAACCTCGCAGCGGTCGGCTTCAGCGACCTAGATGTCAACGCCCTGACTGCCCCGGTCACTGACCCGATGGCTGAGTGGCAGGACATGCCGGAATTTCAGCAGGGCAGCAGCCGGCCCTATCAAATGCTGACCGTCCACTTGCGGGATGCCGAAGCCGTCCAGTCCTTTGCTGCGCTGATCGGGCAGCCGATCACGACGCGCACCCGGTTCATTCGCTACCCGGCAGCCGGAGACGGCCGGAATGCACCGACGCGCAAGCAGTATCGGGCCGGCTAGGAGGTCTGATGCCGTGGCAGGCCGTGCAGCAGCAGCCGCGAATCACGGACCTGCTCGTGCTCCTGCTGCTGTTCGATTTCGTGGACGATGACGCCGCGCTTTCCGATCTACATTCCGTCGAAGGCCCGAGCCGACAGCTTCACGACGATGCGGTACCTCGACAGCATGGGCGTCCCGTATTCCGTGATCGTTGAAAAGGCAGAGTACCGCGCATATGCAGCCGTCATCGACCAGCAGAAGCTGCTCGTGCTCGATCGTTCCTATCAGGACCGCTACGACGCGCTGGTTGACCTCGAGGACGGCGAGTCGAAAGGCTCCGGGCCGGCCCGCAACTTCGCCTGGGACCACGCGCAGAGCATCGGCGTCGAGTATCACTGGATCATGGATGACAACATTCGCGGCTTCTATCGGTTGAACCGGAACCGAAAAGGCCGCGTGACGGACGGCACCATATTCCGCTGCATGGAAGACTTCATCATGCGGTACACGAACGTCGCGATGGCAGGACCGCACTATGATTTTTTCGTCCCGCAGACTGATCCTCGGCCACCGTTCAAGCTCAATACCCGCATTTACTCCTGTAACCTGATTCGTACCGACCTGCCGTTTCGCTGGCGCGGCCGCTACAACGAGGACACGGACCTGTCACTGCGGATACTCAAAGCCGGGTGGTGCACGATATTGTTCAATGCCTTCCTGCAGAAAAAGGTCACGACGCAGACCATGCTCGGCGGGAACATGGATGCCTTTTATGCAGCGGAAGGCACGCGCCGAAAAAGCCAGCTCCTCGTCAATCTGCATCCTGATGTCGCGCGGCTCGCCTGGAAGTATGGGCGCTGCCACCATCAGGTTGACTATCGGCCGTTTCAGCGGAACCAGCTGCAGCGCAAGCCCGACCTCCAGCTACGACCCGGCGTGAACGACTACGGCATGCAGCTGGTCACCGTGCCGCGCCGCCGATGCCGCTCGTAACGCAAGCCGAGTATGCGCGGCACCGGAACGTGTCGCGGGTCACGGTGCATCTACGGACGATGACGAAGGGCGGGCCGATTCCGGTGCACGGCCCGAAGAAGCTGATCGACGTCGCCCAGGCCGACGCGCTCTGGGACGTGACCATGTCCCCGCAAGCTGCCGGCAATGCCCGTGCTGCTGCCGCGCGGAAACGGCAGGCCGCTGGTGCCGCGCAGGCCGCGACCGGCGATGACCTGGCCCGTGCACGGGCTGCAGCCCTGGTCCTCGACGTGCAGACGAAGCGGCTGAACCTGGAACAGCGGCGCGGCCTGCTGATCTCGCGCGACCGGGCCGTGCTGCGGGCCTTTGCGTTCGCCCGGCTCTTTCGGGACAGCTTCCTTAGCTGGCCGGCACGCGTCGGGCCCCTGATCGCGGCACAGTACGAGATTGACGCGACGACGCTGACCGTGACGCTAGAGGGCTATGTCCGCGAGCAGCTTGCCGTCCTCGCCCGCGAGCGACCCGAGTTCTGAGGTCGAGGTCGCGGCGCTCGATGCCGCCCTGTGGGACGGGCTGACCCCTGAGCCGGCCCTGACCGTGTCCGAGTGGGCCGACGAGCACCGCATTCTGTCCGGCCGGCAGGCCGCAGAAGCCGGCCGCTGGCAGACGGCCCGTGCGCCGTACCTGCGTGAGCCCTTCGACGCGCTGGGCGCGACGTCCCCCGTCCGGCGCGTCGTCGTCATGAAGGCCGCGCAGCTGGGATTCACCGAAGGGGCCGTCAACTGGCTGGGCTACGTGATCCAGCACGCGCCGGGTCCCTTTCTGTTTGTGCAGCCGACCGTGGAGCTAGGAAAGCGGCTCTCGCGCCAGCGGATCAATACGGCAATCCAAGAAAGCCCGGCATTGCGGGCTCGCGTCTCGGGGCCACGCAGCCGGGATGCCGCGAACACGGTCCTGCTGAAAGAGTTTCCCGGCGGCCTGGTGGCGATCACGGGCGCGAACTCGGCAGCGGGACTCTGCTCCCTGTCGGCCCGCTACCTGGCCCTGGACGAGATCGACCGCTTCCCCGGCGACGTCGAAGGCGAGGGCGATCCCGTAGCCCTGGTCGAGGCCCGGGCACGCACGTTCGGCGTGCGGCGAAAGGAACTGCTCATGTCCACGCCGACCATCGCCGGGCTATCACGGATTGACCGGGAGTATCAGGCCACGGATCAGCGTCGGTACTTCGTGCCGTGTCCGCAGTGCAGCACCATGCAGACGCTGGAGTTCGCACGCCTGGAATGGGAGCCGGGGAAGCCGAAGACGGTCCGGTATCGCTGCACGTCGTGCGGGCATGCGATCCGTGAGGCCTCGAAGACGAAGATGCTCGCGCGGGGCGAGTGGCGGGCCACGGCCCCGGCTGCTGATGCCGGCGTTGCTGGCTACCACCTGAGTGCCCTGTATGCCCCGGTCGGGTGGCTGTCCTGGGCCGAGATCGCGGCGACGGCTGAGCTAGCCGCCCGTGACCCGCAGAAAGAGCAGGGCCTCGTGAACACGATTCTCGGGGAGCCCTTCGCGCAGCGCACCGACGCGCCGGACTGGAAACGGCTGCGGGAGCGGCAGACGGATGCCGTGCTCGGCATCGCGCCGCGTGGCGTCTGTTTCCTCACGGCCGGCGTGGACGTGCAGCGGGACCGGCTGGAGGTCAGCGTGTGGGGCTGGGGCCGTGGCCGGCGCTCGTGGCTGGTGGATCACCTGGTGCTGGACGGTGACGTCGCCAGTGACGTGCCGTGGACGCTGCTGAGCGCGTGCGTCGCGCGCACCTGGTCCAGCATGCCGGTGCAGAAGTCAGACGGCACGGCTGAGCCGCTGTCGTTGCCCCTGTCGCGCGTGGCGATTGATACCGGCTTCGCCACGACCCAGGTGCATGCCTGGGCGCGGCAGCAGCCGCCCGGCCGGGTCATGCTGGTGCGCGGGGGACCTCCGGGGCCGGCCCTCGTGTCGTTGCCCCGGACGGCCGATGCCGCCGAGCAGCGGGGCCGGCGCCATGGCCGACGCGGGCTCCGGGTCTGGCAAGTGAACGGGCACGCGCTGAAGGTCGAAACGTATGGCTGGCTGAACCTTGACGCGGCGGCGCCGGGGGCCGTGTCCCCGCCGGGCTGGATTAGTCTGCCGGCAGTTGGGGACGAGTACCTGCGGCAGCTGACGGCGGAAGCCCTGGTACGCAAGGTCGTGCGCGGCGTCGAGCGTCTGGATTGGGTCCGGCTCTACCGCAACGAAGCCCTCGACTGCCGGATCTACGCCCGCGCGGCTGCACACGTCGTCGGCCTGGACCGCTTCACGGATGCCGACTGGTCCGTGCTGGAAGCGCCGTTCGGCCTGCCGCCCACGCCCCCGGCTGCGCCGCCGGCTGCTGCTGCCGCGCCCGCGCTGCCGGGGG